CTCTTAACATGCCACTTAACTCAGGCCCGCTAGATGCTGTCATACTAATACTTGCAGGTGTATGTGGCTGCGATGGCATAGACATACCTGTTTCTGGCATAATACCACATTCTGCAATTTTTGTTTTAATGCCTGCTAAATGTTTAATGCTGGCTAAGTTTAAATTTTCCATTGTGGATATTTCCTTAGTTGGATGATTACCATTACTCTCATAATACCTATCATCATAATTATCATCGGGGATGTCAAAATCATCGTCTGCAGATTGTTCTGCATCTGCCCAAATTGCATCTCTTATTTCTGCATCAGTTTCTTGCCCTAGATTTTGTAAAGGCTCACCGGTTTCAGCATTAAACACATCATACTCTAAATCGGGATGTTCTGCAGGATCATCGTACGTAGCGGGTCTATACGATCCGCTAATAGAATAATTAACACCTACTGTAATTTCTTCTGGACTCAATTCATCTTCTGGATTGAAATTGGGATTAAGAATTTCAAGCTCAATATCGTAACCATGGTTAGGAATATTGTCGCCTTCTGCTACACCTTTCTTTCCAATGCCAAGTTTATCAGCAGGATTACCTCCACCGAACATACTACCGAACGCATCACGTGCTTGTTGCTTTGTATCTGTTTTTTGTTGTTTAGCTACTTCTTTTTTACCGGTGATACCTTTAAGCATCTTATCAAATTTTACATCACCTGTAGCTTCTGCTGCACTTTGTTTAGATATTTTTGTTGGTTGTGACAGTAATTTATCAGCGACTCTTTCTGGATAATCTTCATATGGTCTACCTAAATCATATTGAAGTTCATTAAATTCTTTTTGAATGTAACGCCCAACTGGGTCTGTTATTGTACTACCTGCATCGACTATTGCTAAGATCGTATCTTCAGTAAATTCTGGACTGTTTACTACCTTGGCAACTTTCTGCATCAAGGCATTATGATCTGCACGCGGAGTCATTGCCGATGCTGCGCCATTCATTCCCCCTCGGTGCATATCATTCTCAGGTGTATTTTCTTTAACCTGGATTATGTTAGGATTTTTTGCATCTAATTCGGCAAGACGCTTGATTACATCTATCATATTCATTTTCTTGGATCCTTTGCTTGAGATAGCAGACTAGATGAATTAATAGCTGCATCAATGTTATATTTTGCTTCTGTTTGTTCTGGTATAACTTCTCCGCGCTCTTTACGCTGAAGTTTAAGAATATCATTTAATTCTTTAACAAATCCACTATTATATTTGTCGCCATAATAATCTTCGAATTTAGGACTTCCTGCTTCTTTATAATCAGGGTCATTTAATAGTGCACCTGTACGAGGTGTTTCTTGATGTTGATATTCTTCACTAGGTTCATTTGGACTACGTACTACTAGATGTTGTTTACCTACTCCTAATTCCGTAGACAAATACTCTTTTAGTTCATATTGAGTAGTTGGATAATCTAACGTTACTTCAAAAATACTAACTTCACAATTTTGTACCTGTGGAAAATCTAAAGGAACCGATTGTATAGGAGTTTTAGATTTTTTAAAACTCGATGGAGTTTCACCTATTGCAAATCGTCCAAGCAAAGTTTTCATTGCGGTTTCTTGTTCTGCTGTAAAGTCACCTGCAATTTTGATTCGAAAATCGTACTTTTTGGTAGACTCTGTTAAGTATTCTGTAAATGATTTCATAATATATTATTTATTCAATCCCTTTAGTTTTTCTAGAATGCTATTGCGATCTGTAATAATGTAACCTTCTCCTTCGACAGTTCCATTATTTCCCTCACCGCTTTTCCTATCTATTGCAAGTTTTTTTAGTTGAAGATCGACCATTTTCAACTTTTTATCTATTTTATTTGTTTTTGCTGTAATTGCCGCTGTCATCATACTTGCAGCAACTTCGAACATTCTTGCACCGTATCTTGCTTCTACATTCATTCCAAGATCCATTAAATCATCATAGGCTTTCTCAGCTTTGTCTGCTAATGCATCTAACTCACTGTCTGCCATATCCCCTAGTCCTTTTACTCTAGGCAATGCGGCTGCAATTTTATCAAATTCTTCTAATTTTTCCTGTAGATCTATAGTAGATACTGGTGTAGCATCTACTGGCTTTGCATCTATTATAGGTTCGGCGGAATCAATGTTTAGCAATTCCTCAAGTCGTTTAGTCATAACATTACTTATTCCGCTTTTTTGGATTATGAAAAATATCAGCTTCCGTTATAATTCTAAACTTTACTCCCTGCTGTTGACACCATGCTGATGCTGCTGCCCACTTAGCTTGATTCTTTACAAATTGTGCTTGATTATAAGGATTTTTTCCGACACGTTCTTTTAACGTTTGATTTGCTGGTTTTATTTCCCATAATTCTGCATGTTTTTTTTGATTCTTATCAATATATACTACTAAAAAATCTGGTAGGTATATAGTTTGCTTGCCAGTAAGAGGGTCCCTATAGGGTATTTTTACAGGTTCGCTACTCCATTGCTGAATAGAAGGATTATTATCTAAAAAACACATTACAGTAAATTCCCAACTGCTACGATATACAGGAACTTTATTACCTACATACTTTTCAGGGTTAGAAATAGTATAACCACCTTTACTGAATTTTAAACTCATATTATGGATATTCTGTTGTGTCTGTAGAATCTAAATATCCAACACCTGTTAATACATTGTATCTTAATGTAGCTATTCTTTCACCAATAGATGTATCATCCTGACTGTATAATGTAATCGGTGAAAATGTAAGACCTAAGGTCTTTACTAGCATTGCTGTGGGATTATTCCATTTAAATCCTCCCTCGTCTTGTACCATCTCGCCGCCTTGGTATAATGTAATATTCAATCCAACTGGTGCTGTTCCTATTTCTCCAAACCATTGTGCCCTACAATCAACAAGTATTTCGGCATTGCCAGGATAATTATTTTTAAAACTATCAACATTTAATAGAACAGATTCTCTTCCTATGCCAGTATTATCACCACTCCAAAGTAATATGGTGGATACAGTTTCGTTAAATCCCCAACCTACATATGTTCCTACGGCAGGAGTTACAATTCTAGTTCTAGTATCTAAATCCCTTCCATCTGCAAATGCATATTCTATTATTATATAATCTGCAAGGATAGAAAAAGATGTATCATTAACATTAATAGAAGACTGTGCCACTATTGAAGAATTAGGTGATTCACGTCTTAGATTTAATGTTATTGTTTCAACATCTTCTGTAAGATTATCAGTTTTTAAAGACAACGAAATTGTTGCCGACCCGTTAATAATAGTAACTGTTCCGCTTGATATATTTTCGTCAAAATCAGAAGCAGAAACTCCTTCAACGTCCCAGTATAATATTGTATTACTTTTTACATTAACAGTATTAATAGTAAATGTTATTAAATCTCCTTCATCTGCTGTCGATACAGATGATGTTATATAATACAAAGGAACTAAAGGAGTATTATCAATAATATTTCTTGCAATATCAGGGTTGGGTTGAAATGTTTGTGCGTACCCTAAACTACTTGATTTAAATCTATTATAATTTAAAATTTCAGATACCAACCCCGATAATTCGACATCATTAAGACCTTTTAATGTGTCTAAAATTTGCATAGGATTATAATTATCTTTCTTAGCCTGTTTTATAATTGTAACTGCAATAGATTCTGCCGAAACTTCTCCGAAACCTCTGTTAGTAAAATATCCGGTCATTGCTGCAACTACCGATGCATTTAATTCAATAGGTGCAGAATAGTAATTGTCAAACGCTTGTACTGTCTGATTGCTAGATTGTGTAAATGGAATATTATTATAGGTAGAGCTCATAATTAGCCTTTAGGAGGAAATAAAATAGAAGCAGGATTGGCTCTAATTTTTCCATCAACACTTGTATTCAGTCCTTTGAAAATATTAATACCTACGCCGCCTGGTAAGTTAAATATCCCAGGTTGATTTTCAGTAGATGGCGGCGATGCATATTTTCCTGCTCCTGCATCACCTAACGCACCGAGCACGCCACCAGCAATGTTATATCCTACAGCACCTGCTCTTCCTAATCCGTTTTTGTTTAAATAGTTTTTTGCTACTATTACGCCAATATTTAATAATGGGTTCGGTGATTTATAATTACCACCGACTACTCCAAATACTCTAGGTTTGCCGGGCTGATCAAACGCAGATGTTGCTCGAGTGTAAGTAGTATTATTCTTCGAATTACCTGCAATTTTTAATGGACTTCCTGCATTATCATAATATGCTACTGCCCATGATTCTGGTTGTTGTCCAGGAACAATTGCACCATCTTCATATAATACATTTTCATATGCAATGGTCATTTTATTTTGTAAAATTTTGCTTGTTTCTGATTGATTTACAGAATCGTGTGCCCACTCTACAATTTTCGGATTCACTAGAGTATATTTTGTAAACTTCCCTTGATGTAAGACAAAAATATCAATAGATTGAAAAAATTCTCCAATATTTCCTCTATCATATCTGCCGTATGTATAATCAACCGTTCCAAATTTAGTATCTGTAAAAGATTCAGGAGTATTTTTTGTATTAATACTACTTACACTAGCATCATTATAATTACTATCTGCATAATAGTGTTTATAATAATTAACCCATAAATTATGTGTTAAGTCGCTGTTGTCATCATGTAATTCTATAGTAACATTTGAATAGTTCAATTTTGTTTGAACCACTGTTTTTCTGTTGTATTGATTTACGGTTTCTGTTCCAATAGTAAATTTCGGAAGATCTGCTCTTTTTGCTAGTAATCCTATTTCATTTTTATCTTTGGCCCAGGATTGATCAACTATTGCAGAAGTATTAATATTTAATTGAACAAAATAAATGAATCCTAATTTTGGAGTCTTTGCATAATTGCTACTAACATACAATTTACTTGCATGTTGGTAATCTCTCATAATAGTATTATCAGATAAGGTCAAAAAATTGTTGAAGGCTGTACTCATAATAATATTTAGTCAAAGAAAAAGCCTGGGGGTTATGCCAGGCTTTTATAAACGGTCATTAACTATTAACCAGTTGCTAACCCTTGTGAATTTGCAGGTCTTACAATTCTACCTACCTCTAATCCAATTCCACTAGCTGCTCCGCCAGGTGCTTCTAACTGAATCGCATTATCAAAGGTAATGGTTAATGCAATATCCATAGGATCATTGCTACCGTAGTCACCGCCTTGATAAGTTGCTTGTTTAATGAAGCATCCTAAAAATTCAAAACTTTCCAATGTAACAGGTTCGAATGCTCCATTGCCGCCATCAAGAATTTCTACTCTCATTCTAAATTTATAATCGATTGCACTTGCAGCACCACTTTGTTCAAAGAAATCAAATTGTTTCTGCAATTGTTCTCCAATTTTCTTGCTAACAACACCACTTGCATCATCGCGGATAGTTAGTTTTGCATCAGCAAAACTGTGTTTTCCTGCGATTTTTACAGTACTGTTGTAAACAGGTAATTTAATTTCTTCAAAGCTAACTTCAGGTCGACTTACGTTCATAACCTGCTTGGTTAGCTCTGTTGAAGGAGTTCCTGCCACTCCAAATTGATCTAAAGTAACACGGAAGCGATACTTTAGTTTCGGCATTAACAGTCCTTGTGTAGTTGCTGCCTGAGTAGCACTCAATGGTACTGTGAATCTATTTAAACTTGCAATTGGCATTTAATGCTCCTTAATCTCTTTTATTTACCTATTATAGCCCGGCTGCAATATCACCAGTATTTTTCAATCTTAATGGAATATAGATAAACTCCACAGCCTTAACTGGTTCAATTGCAATGTCAAGATATAATTCGCTACGGTCAATTCTTGCAGGAGTATTGTTTGTTTCATCGCAAACTACAATGAAATCATACAATGCTCGTTGTCCTACTAGTTCTAATAGTAAGCTTTCAGCAGCAGCCTTTATTTCTCTACGTGTTTGTGCATCATTTGGCTCAAATAAGAATGGTCGAGCCATAATGTCTAACTGTCTGCGTAGGTAGCAAACTAAACGAGATACGTTAATTCTATCTAAAGCACTAGCATTTCTTGCACGAGTACGTTGACCATATGCAAGTACACCTACACCTGTTAATGTAGCAATTGGGTTAATCTTAACATCGTCTAATACATCACGAAGTCCTTGATGCAATGCCACTGTCTTGAATTCCCCTTCTGCTGTAATATATCCAACGGATGTTGCGTTGTCAACGCCACCGCGACGTGTACCTGCTGGAGCAAACCATGGGTAACTCTTTGCATCACTATTTGTAATAGTGCGCAACATCATATGGCTCGGTGGTACAACAATATAGTTTCCTGTATTGTCATTGGTGTATCCACTTGGATAATACATTGCCATGTATTCGTCATAGCTAACTGCACCAGTATCGTCATTGTCGAACGCATTATTTGTGTTTAATCCGTACTCGGATAACGATGTGCCAGATGGTGATAAACGGAATGGTGTATCACCTACAACAAATGCTGTTAGGCCTCTATCAGTGTTGAAACCAATCATATTTTGAATTGCTTCTGAATATCCAGGAGTTGCTATCAAATTAAATGTCAATGTATCTGTATCTCGAATTGCGGTATTTGCATCGATTAATTCTTTAAATGCATTAACTACCTGTGATCGTTGCGACTTACGTAGTAAACGTGGACTTCCGTCCTCTGCTACGGTATATTGGCTAACCCAACGATCTGCTTTATATGAGCTCATTGATTCACCAGCACCATGTGGATATCTAGCATTTGTTCCGCTGTTAGCATTTAAATCAATATGTCCAGAAATATACTTCTTAACATTACCACCGCTTCTACGAGTATTCCATAATTTCATACCCTTTGGATATAAAGCAGGATCAGGTGCATCAGGATCGACATAATTACTAGATAACAAGGATGATATGCTACTAGCTGTTAGTGTTGAACCCGAAGTGGCCCATCTAGCATCTGCAAATAACCAACCGTCAGGAGTAGATTGATCTGTGGTATCTTGCAATACCCACTTGCTACCAGAAGTAATGGTGCTATTGTATACATAGATATTTTTACCATAATTTTCTATATCGCTAGTGTCAATCCAAATATCACCTGTTACTAATGCTGTTCCATCACTTTGTCCAGTTGCAGCAACGGGTTCGGTTGCAGAAACAATAGGACCTGCTGGGTCTGTTTTTTGTGATTCTGTACCAGAATAATATGGACTAGATGATGATCTGTAGCCTACCCATTTTGTTCCATCATGGATCATGATATCAACTTCATCAACTACAGGAGTATACCATAAAGATCCATCGGCAGGAGTAGTAAATGGAGCAGAATTACTTGCTTCATAAACTAAAGGTTTCCAATTAGTAGCTACCAATGTAAATGGAGAGTCACCTGAAGGTGCCGAATATAAATTAGCAGTAGCACTAGTACTAAATCCTGCATTTGTTAACGGTGTGTTAATTCCGTCTGTAAATTCAATGTTTCCACCTAACTTATGGCTAATTGTTAATTTATTAGTCACAGGATCAAATGTAGATATAACATTTGACAAGGTGCTTGCTGCAAGTCCTGTGGAAACTAATGCGCCAACTTTTGGTGCACCTGTTCCGTCTAAGCTAATTGCAACTGAATTACTCCATGATCCATTTGCTAGTGTTTCTCTAACATTAAATGTAGAAAAACTCGATGTAGTCGCAAGGGTTGTACTGGCTTCGCTAGTAATGCTAGTTGCACCAATTGCGTTTCTTCTCCATAATTTAAAATCTGCATTTGGAGTTGCTGCATCGTGTGTATAGTTACTTTCAACTATAATAGATCCTGTTGGAATATTTTTTCCACCTGTTGCATCAAGCCCGTAATTAGCTGCTTCTATACTGCTATAAATTGGTGCAGATACCGTTGACCAAGATTGTGATGCTCCGTTATAGTACTTTACAGACCAGTTTGCGCCGTTTGACGGTGTTGTAGTTGTTACCCACACGCTACCAGTTGCAGTACTTACATTAAAGGTCGATGGATAAGAATAATGTGGTGATACTTGGAGATGTTTTCCGCTATCGAATCCACTTTGAACAGCGACCCATGTTCCGGCGGCTGTTTTGTAATGCAACTTATTTGTATTGTCGCTAGTAACAACAATGCAATAATCACCTCGTTGACCAACCGCAGATGCTGGTGCACCTGCTACTAAGTCTACACTCGAACTATCATCATTTAATACAATAGGAGTCTTAGATGTAAATTTTAATGTAGATGCGTTCCACTCTTTGATGCCATATAAAGAAGCATCGGTATCTACCCAATATGTTCCAGAGACAGGACTTCCTACTGGTTCTGAACTAGTAGGCACTAATTGTGCTAGATCTAGATCTGCTCTAACAATGTAAGCTCTTGAGCTAACACCCAATAAGCTGTATGCTGCTTGCAAGCCATATTCATTTAATTCATTACCATGTTGAGCATTACCACTAGCATCGGTGTAGAACAATGGTGTTCCAAAGGTGTCAGTTAATTCTCGTTGGCCAGTAATTAACCAAACTTTTCCAGCGTTTGCTGCTGTTGTTCCTTGGGCAATACTGCCACTAGGTGTTGTTTTATCTTCTGCTGACGCTACAAATATCATGGGCACCGTGCCTGGTGCCGATGGAGTATAAAAACTCTCATCTATAACTTGAACTTGTACGCCTGGTGATTGCAATGTTGCCATTCTATGGTCTCCTTAATGGATTACTTTGAGTTATTTACCACTTCCTGTAAAAAAAACGCGGATTAAATACTAAGAAAAGGGTATTAAAAGGGCGTATGATTAGGAATATATGTAAATGCTGCGGAAATAGACCGGTAGCTGTAAATTACTACAAAGAAGGAAAGCCATACTATAGATCAAAATGTGATCATTGTGCGAAAAAAAGAAAGTCGGGTATTCCTCTTTGGCAAAAAGCCGGTTATAAGAAAAAAGCCGCATGCGATAAATGCGGCTTTACATCAAAGTATAGTGAGCAATTTAATGTCTTTTATGTTGACGGTAATCCTGCAAACTGTAGATATGCTAATCTAAAAACAGTATGTGCAAACTGTCAACGAATCTTACATAAACTCAAGCTGCCATGGCGACAGGGAGATTTAACACCAGACTTCTAAGTTGATCAAACAATCCGTCAATTGAATTATCGTTATAGACCGTATGATCAATATTGCCGCCTACCCATGCAGTTTCGCTAGCGTGGATATTTAATCTTTTAAGTTTTTCTAAACTAATAGACCAACTTGAATTTCCAACTGGTCCTCGATTAGCTGATGCTGCGGCATCATACCATTCAGGGTCTTGTCCTCTTTTAATACGAACAACCATTCCGCCTGCGTTGTGAATTGCTTTAATTTCGTTAGGAAAACGTACATCACTAATAACAATATTATCTGTAGTTTTTCTCATTTTATTTTCTAAACTAGCAATCCAAATATCGTCGTGGAATCCAGTTCTGCATACTTCCGTGCCCCAGTATTGTAGAACCCAACGAGGAGTAATGGCCTTGCCTAGTCTATTTGACCACCACTCGTCTTTTTGTTCTCTCCAAGCTCTTGCTTCTGCTGTTCGACCTTCTAGTAAAACACGGTCCCATCCAAAGACTGCTGCAACTGCGTCCTTTAATGTATTTGCAAAACTATCGCGTCTAAATTCGTGAAAATTAACCAAGTAATCAGCGGCGGTATCTTTACCACTGCCTATAAACCCTACAAAACCTACAATCATAATACCTCCGAGGATATTATAATTTATTACAGTTATACTACAATGTCAATATTTTTATTAACAAATTGTAGAAAAGAAATCATAAAATAACTGATCTTGAGTTTTGTCGCACCTCATACCTTTTGAATAATTTTTAGTTTTTTCTAACATTCTAAGATTTGTCCAATGTCCAATTATGTAGGGCGGAATGCTGTCTCTAAATCCCTGTTGTATACTGTAGATATGGTCTAGATCTACTTCACTACGATTTAGCCTAGTAGAGTTTATTTTATCAAACTCTGCTTTCCAGTTTAATTTTGTAAAATATATCACACGATCATAATACAATTGTCTTAAACTTCTTAGATGTTTTGGCGTTGCACCATTTTGTATTTGTATATCAGAAATTTTTTTTCTTATATCAAGGTGTTTGCTAGGATTATCTACACCATATTTTTTAAGGAATGTTTGTCGTTGTTTTTCTTTTTGTTCTGCGGTATAGGTTTCTTTAGATCTGTATTTTCTACCAGTAGCAACTGCTTTAAGATTTCCTTGTTTGCGTTTTTCATTTACTTCGTCTGTGAAACTATTTTTAAAATCCCCTCGCAGATGTTGCCTTGTTATTCTAGCGGTGCGACTAGATGTTTCTAAATATGCTTTTTCATTCCATCTAAGATTAACTCCTTCAATAGGACATTTAGGTATTTCCCATACATCATTTAATATATGCCATACTCGTTGCTTAGGCATTGAATCATAAGGTAAAAAGTTAGTTTTTTCTACTATCTGATCCCATAACTCCGGATGAGTCTTATATAGGTAACGAGTAGCAGATTTATTGTAGGATGCATCGTTAGAGATAATAATCAAAAGTATATTTTTCATACTTTTATTTATCTTATCCTACTACATAAGTTAGCCTATGATAAACGAAAGTGGAGTGGAACCATCTTTGTAATTTATTAGATCTAGTTCCAATGCATCTAGCTCGGCCTTTGCTTCGCTTTTTAATGCAGTTCCGTTCAAGCTTGTTCCGCCTTGTGGACTTGCAATTTGATTAAACTTTTCTCTTGCTTCGCCTAGCATCATTTTGCATGTTGCTAAACTGTAATCTTTTAGCC